GGAAACGTTTTTCTCTTATGTTCGGGAATGGCCTTGTATGCACGTCGCAACTCCGCAAGCTGTTGTCTACGCTGCTCCTGAACTTCGATAGCAGGTCGAAGAACGTCATCCAGTTTCCGGACGAACTCTCCCTTTGACTGCTCCGTAAATTCGACTAAGACCGGCTCTGGTGCGGGCATATCAGGTTTCTCGGGGATAAGGCCGAGTATCCTCTCTCTGTGTCGTAGGATGCGTGTTTAGTATGCTGGACGTTTTGAGCTGCTGCTGTTCCCCTTCTTTGGCTTTCGACCTTTGCCTTTTGCTGGTCTCAGTCCGCGCTTCGCTTTTGTTATGCTTCCGGCCATTAGTAGTCTCCTTACGTGTGATGAGTTGGGACAAATTGTTAGTTTCTATCTCTTCAACCTTAGTAGCCCGTTCTCGCGTTTCTCGTTGCGAGGCGGATCGTCTCTCTCGAGTTGGCATACTTCCTCCTCTCGGGGGGTTCCACTTCTTGGTCCGCTACATGAGCAAGCTGTTCAATTCCTGCAGCCGTGGCATCCAGAAGGTCTTTGGTGTTGAATACTGGAAAGCCAAGCATTTCTTCTGTAAAGTCCTTTACTCCGCCGCTCCCACGCCTGATGAAGAATGTGTGAGATTCTACGTACGGAAGAAGTCCTCGAATTCGTTGATCCTTGTCACCGATAGGAACTTGATCGGACACGCTGAACCTGTATCCCTGATCTACCATTTCGCGGTAAAGCGGAAACTTGAGTGTGCGTTGAAAGTTTACGGCTTCAATTGCAGACCTCTGACAAACCCAACGTTGATGTAGACCAATGTATTTTCTGAACAGGAACGCGGGGTTATTCTGTTCCGCAAACGCATCAAGAAGGAATAGCCGCTTTTTAATGTCTTCGCCTAGGACGATCATAGCGTTACGGCTACGGTTCTTCTGTTTCTTCTCACTAGACGCAGGATCCCACATCAAGACACGTTTAAGGCTGTCAAAGGCAACTATTTCAGTTTCACCAGGTTCGAACTCTACGATCAGGTCCCCTTCGGGAGACATGTGAAAGTATCTCAGATCTTGATCGCGGAACTCTGCAAGTGCAGAATCTCGAGGATTGTTCATGTACAGCATAGAGTACATGAACGAACCTTGTTTCCTTCTGAGACGCTTGCAACTGGCTTCCGGAAAGAGCTGCGGAAAGAAGAAGTACGTCTTCTCCGGATCAGGAGCAAACTTCTCAGGATCCATGTCCCATGTAGGAGGACGATCACGTGATTTGGCTTGTCTAAAGTCTGTTTCTAGGGAATCACGGGTCCAATGCAATGGACGAACTAGGAATTTGTACGTGTCACTCTCGTTGTTGATAATCTCGGAATAGAGATCATCAACTCCCCAACGGGTACCAATGATCCGATCCACGGCAGTCTGCTCGTCCACAAAAAGACTTTCCATGGTCTTGTAGGTGTCCTTGATCTTTTGCCTGACCGTAGGGCTTTCCAGGCCTTGCTTGTCTTCCATATCGTCCTTTATCTGGACGGTATAGTGCCTGGAGACGATGTGGGTGTCTACACCGGCAGCTTCGATCGTGTCTTCCCCGTACATCCCCTCACGAGGGAAGAGGAGGTTGGTGTTTGTCCATGTAGTTTGGGCTGGATCCGGGCAAAGATCAGGGAATAACCAGCGGAACGTGTCATTTCGCTCCACCTGAGTCATGATTGACTTGATTTGCTTGGCCGCATTCGCGCTTGCAAAGCTGCTAAGCAGGATTCTATGCTCTCTTCCCGGAATTCCCGCGAATTCGTCCTGGATCAGGATCCATAGAGGGAAGCTCTTGGAGGCAATAGTACTCTTAAACGTGTCCCGAGGAACCAATACAACAGATCTGTTCGGGGGATTAGCCTGGATAAAGTTGGCAAGCTCCAGATGTGGCTCTCGTTGGACCTTATCCCACTTCAGAACTGCCGTAGAGAAGAAGAATAGACTCTTTTTAGCATTCTCCCGAGTCCTCTCGTAGAGCTCATCTGCGCGACTTTCTGTCGGCAACGAGACGCCGAGGTTATTCTGAAAGGCTTTTTCTTGTGCCTTCCGGCTCAGAATGTCCATCTTCCACCTTTTCCACTATTACGTCGATCGGGGGAGGCAGTCCTGCCTCAGTAGCTCTGTTAATAAAGGTAGCCAAGGCGTCGGCGTCTAAGTGTAATACAAGTCCACCTGACGAGGACGCGGCACCTTTCTTCGGGGCTGACGGCGTACGATCTAACCAGTCCATAGCCAACGCACTTTCCAGCTTCGGATCGTTGGTGCTTTCAATGATACCTAGAAGCCGCTGCTGCATTTCAGGTGCATGATTCTCGTACGTGTCTGATATAATCTTCTGCTCCACTAAAGGAACGGAAACGAATGTCTTGTTAATGAGCCAATTCTCGTAGCGCTGATAGTCATTGTTTTTCAACCAACGCCGAACGGTATTTACGTTGACCCCAAGACGTGTTGCTTTGTCCTGTAGTGTGGCCATTGGCTCTTCTACCTGCAACGAACCAAGCATCTTCCACTCCGTCCGTATGGGCACGTCGTACGTTTCTACAGGGATACCCATGTATATTATGTATTATAAAGCAAGCTGTGTCGAAACTCAACATGCCCATTGTAGTGCTACCCTTCAGATCTTGTTTTACACACTCCAAAACCGACGTCGTATTTCGAGGACCGTATATAATGAATTTTTTATTGTTGGTTTGGGGGGTATGGGTAGGTTAATTAGGAGTATGTAGTTAATTATAAGGAGAGTAAGATGAAAAGTGTATGGGAAGAATTAGGAGTGATGATAGATGATTTGGTTGAAGATGTTGAGTGGTGTGAGAATAGTGATGAAGAGATATTGGAGAGATTAAAGAAGATGAAGGTGTTATTAGAAAAAGGTAGTGAAGAGATTAGTAGGTATATTTATAGGATAGGAGAGTAGATAATGTGGATATTGTATTTGTTTATTGAGAGTGAAGGTAAGTATGTTGATGAATTGAAGGTGGTGAGGTATTATAGTAGTGAGGAGGAATTGAAGGGTTGTGGTTATAGTTTGGGTGAGTGGATTGATATAGAGGTAGAAGAGGTTAAGAAGAATGATAAGGGTAAGGTTGTTAAGATGTTGATTGAATGGAAGGAAGGTGAGTAATGGAGATGTTAAGTGTGATGGGAATATTGATTGTATTAGGTATGATAGGTAATTGGGTAATAATTATTAGATGGAGAGTAGAAGAGATTAGTAGGTTAATGGAGTTAATGATTAAGAGGGAGATAGATAAGTAATGGTGATATTTATTGGTGTGATGGTAGTAGTTGTAGTAGTGTTGATGTGGATTGATTTGTGGAAGATAAGTATTGGAAGGAGGGAGTAATGTTTGAAGGTATGTGTAGTGGTTGTGAGTTATGTAATGGTTGGAAGTGTGATGAGTGTAAGAAGTTGATAAAGTGGAAGGTAGGATTTAAGATTGAAGAAGGGGTTGTAGTGTGTTATAGGTGTATGAAGGAGATAATGAAATGTATGTAGATAGTTGTGAATGTAATGATTTATGTGAGAGATGTGGTAAGTGTAGTAGTTGTAGTGAGAGTTGTATTGATGAAGATGGTAATGAGTATAGTTTTAATAAGGGGGTAATTATGGAAGATAGGTTAAGTGTTGATGATAGGGTGTGGTTTGATAAGAAGATTGAATGTAAGGTGGGAAAGGGAAGAGATGTGTGGTGGTTGTTAGAGATGAAGGATGGTAAGAAGTTTGTGATGAAAGAAGTTGATAAGTGGTATTTTGAATAGAAAGGTAGGTAGGTAGGTAATGATAATATTTGAGTGTGATGCTTGTTGTGGGAAGTTTGATATGCATTTTGTTAGATTGTTATGGAGTTATAAGAGGGAGGTATATGTCTTAGTGTGTAAGGATTGTAAGAAGTGGTATAAAAGTAGATAGAAAGGGAGGTAAGTAATGTTAGATATGTTTAGGTGTGGATGTGGAATGTTAGTATTGAAAGATTGGTGGTGGATTGTAGGAGGATGGTTAGTTAAGGAGGATATAGAGAGAGTTGTAATGTGTGATAAGTGTAGTTATGATGTTAATATGATGAATCTTGATATGTTTAGGGAGAAGATAGAAAAGGGTGAGATGGATGAGAGAGATTGGAAAGATCAAGAGAAGCTTGAGGGTTGGAGGATAAAGAAAAAGTGGTATTGGAAGAATGATAGGAGGTTTTAAGTAGAAAGGTAATATGAAAATAGGTAAGGAAGTAATTGTGAAGTGCGATGATTGCAAGAAGGTATATGTATTTACGTCTGAAGAGATAATTGAGGAGGGATTAAATGTTGACATGATGGATTATTTTTGGCTATGCGGTTTATGTGAGGAT